ATCAGCATACTTGATAAAGAGCTGGGCAAAATACTTCTAGTTGACAGTCAATACTTGGAGTATCAACGCCAGGCTACCCAGCTGAACAAAATTCAACCAGGATCTGGTGATGCTTTGTTGGCCAAGATTGCAAGTGAATTGACCGAAGTGGCAGGCATTAGAAAACGCATTGAATCAACCTTGGCCAAATTACGTGAACTGGCTGCACAAACCACCACTGCCTAATAGCCATAAATATTGTCATGACCACATTCATCGGCTTCAACACCATCAATCAAAACAAAAAATTCACACTCACCGACTTTGCATTGATTCAGCGTGATCTCTTGAATGCTTTCAACATTCGTCAAGGTGAACTGCCGGGTCGTCCAGGCTATGGCACAGTGCTGTATGACTATGTGTTTGAAAATCAAGTTGAACAACTGCAACAGCAGATACGTGACGAAGTGCAACGTGTGGCCGGTGGCGATCCCAGGTTGATCATCAATGACATTCAGGTGTTTCCCCAGGAGAATGGCATTTTGATTCAGTTGGAAATCATTGTTGTAAACACCACCAATGCCCAAATACTCAGCATATTCTTTGACGAACAGACTCGCAACGCCAGCTATGTATAACTGAGCCGTTTTCTTTTTCAATAAATAAAGCACGGACGAGAGAACCATGGCCACAACCACAAGACAAACAGCGATATTTGGTGTAGAGGATTGGAAACAGATCTATCAAACCTATCGCGAAGCTGATTTTCAAAGTTATGACTTTGAAACGTTACGCAAAAGTTTCATCGACTACCTGCGGTTGTATTACCCTGAAACGTTCAATGACTACATTGAATCTTCAGAATTCATTGCCTTGCTGGATGTCATGGCGTTCATGGGCCAAGCTCTTGCATTCCGTACAGACCTAAACACTCGTGAAAACTACATAGACACAGCAGAGCGCCGAGATTCAGTGGTGCGCTTGGCCAACTTGGTCAGCTACACTGCCAAACGCAACACTGCTGCCGAAGGTTATCTCAAGGTATTCAATGTGACCACAACAGAAAATGTGGTGGATTACAATGGAGTCAACCTGGCCAATATCACAGTGAACTGGTCTGATCCCACCAATGTGGACTGGCAAGAACAGTTCACAGCCATCATCAATGCCAGCCTGGTTGACAGCCAGCGAGTGGGACGACCCGGCAATCGCCAAACCATCTTGGGCGTGAGAACTGACGAGTATGGCATCAACCTGGTGTCGGGCTTTTTGCCAGTGATTCCCTACAATGCCACAGTGGACGGCGTTAGCATGCCCTTTGAAGCGGTGACCAGCACCAGCGTGGGCCGTGACTATGTGTATGAGCCATCTCCTGTGCCTGACACCACATTCAACATACTGTTTAGAAATGATCAACTGGGATTTCAATCAGCCAACACTGGCTATTTCTTTTTGTTCAAACAAGGTGTGTTGCAAAACCAAGACTTTAACCTGGCCGAACGCATTGCCAACCGCACAGTGGACATCAACATTGAAGGTGTGAACAACCAAGATCGTTGGCTATTTCAACTGGACAACATAGGCACAATCAGCAGAGAGTGGCAGTTTGTAGAAAACGTATACACAGCCGCTGAACAACGCAGCAATGCCCTGCAGGCCATCTATGCTGTGACATCCAGAGCCAATGATCAAATTACCCTGGTATTTGGCGACGGCGTTTTCAGTGAAATTCCTGTGGGTGTATTCCGTTCGTATGTGCGTGCATCAAACGGTCTTCAGTACATCATCAACCCTGAAGAAATGCAAAATGTTGTGTTGCCCATCAGCTACACTGACCGCAATGGCAACTTGCAAACCATCACATTCACCTGCGGCATCACACGCCCTGTGAGCAACAGCCAAGCACGTGAACCCATTGCTGAAATCAAACAACGTGCTCCTGCCCGCTACTACACACAGAATCGCATGGTCAACGGGGAAGACTATAACCTGTTCCCATACACACAATTCAATAGTATCATCAAGAGCAAGGCCTTGAATCGTGCGTCAATTGGTACCAGCAGATATTTGGATCTTGTGGACAACACCGGCAAGTATTCCAGCACCAATACATTTTCCAGTGATGGCGCACTGTGGCTACAGAGCATATTGCCCACCATTTTGTTTTCTTACACCAATCGCAATGACATAGCTGATGTGATCGCCAATCAGGTACAACCCAACATTGGTGCAGCAACCATGCGTCAGTTTTATTATGCCAATTTTCCACGCATCACATCATCTACACAACCTGTAGGAGTGACTTGGTTGGCAGGCTATACCTGGAATCAAAGTACCACACTGGCCAACGAAACCACTGGCTATTTCCGCAACACCACCACCAGTTCCACGTTTCCTGGTGGAACCCCCATACCAGTGGGCGCAACCACAACCACCATGTTCAAGTATGTGATTCCTGGCAGTCTCATACGCTTTGTGCCACCTGTGGGCTACTATTTTGATCGCAACAATCGCTTGGTGCAAGGCACTGCCACCCGTGCAGATGAACGCATGGAAATCTGGGCCAGTCCACAACAAATCGTGGGCGACGGCTACAATGGCGGCCTGGGCAACTTGAGTTCAGGTGCCGGACCAGTGACCATCAACAATTTTGTGCCCACTGGTGCCATTGTTGATACCATTATTCCGCTGTTTGTCACAGACCTGCCCAATGCACTGGAACAGAGCATGGCCGAACAAATGTTGCTGTTCCGCAATTTTGGCCTGGGCTATGACAACAATGGTGACATCACCGGCACACCTTATACCTGGTACTTGATCACCAGTACCAATCTTGACGCCTATTCGTCTGCCAATTCAGCAACCTGGAGTCAGCAGTATGCAGGCAACACATCAGGTGCCAATCTTGATGCAAGTTGGTTGATACAGTTTGTGGTGCAAAATCAAAACTACACCATTACATTCCGCGGCTTTAGCTACAACTTTGGTTCAGTGTTGCAAACACGCTTTTTCTTCTATGAAGATCAACTGGTGTACGACAGCCGCACTGGCACAGTGATCAAGGACTTTATCAATGTGTTGGCTGTGAACACCAAACCTGATTCCACAGAGTCATTGCCTGGTGATATCTATACCACCATCATTGACCAACCAATTCAAAGCGATGGCTATGTTGATGATTTCCAAGTGTTGGTCAGTTATCGTGATAGTGACAACGACGGGGTGCCAGACAATCCAGACTTTTTTGACGAAATTGTAGGGCCAATATCCTCATCAGGTCCCTATGTGTTTTTGCAACAAACCGTGGACTTTGACAATTTAGAACGTTATCTGCTGGTTGAGCAAGGTCGTGTGATCTATGACTACGGCACACTGGACGAAATTGAATTGGCCAAAACTGAGTGGACACCGGGGCAGGTGTTTTATGCCTATGCTGAATCAGCGTTCTACGAACTCAGTATATCAGTCACAGGAGTACGCACCTTGGTTGCTGTGTCAGGATGGCTGGCACGGCCCGGGCGACAGGACTTGTATTTTCAATATCGACACAATTCACCGTTGACCAACAGAATTGATCCTGGCAGCACCAACATTGTGGATCTTTACGTGGTGACGCTGAGTTATTACACTGCATACCAAAACTATCTGCGTGATACCACAGGCACTGTGACCGAGCCACAACGACCCACCATTGACGAACTCAGCACTGACTATCAGGCACTACAAGACTACAAAATGATCAGTGACAACATTGTGGTCAACAGTGTGGTATTCAAACCCTTGTTTGGACCCAAGGCTGCACAAGAACTACGGGCCACCATCAAAGTTATCCGTGCGCAAAATAGCACAGCCAGTACCAGTGAAATCAAGAGCAGTGTGTTGGCAGAAATGAATGCATATTTCAGCATTGACAAATGGAATTTTGGCGACACATTCTACTTTTCAGAATTAGCAGCGTACCTGCACAGCCAACTGGGATCCATTATCAGTTCAGTGGTATTGGTACCATTGGACCAACAAAAGAGCTTTGGCGATCTGTATGAAATACGCAGTCAACCAAACGAAATTTTTGCCAATGGTGCTGTCATTGACAATATTAATGTGATTGAAGCTTTGACCAGCTCCAATCTGCGCACTGCACCTGGCAGTGGAGTAGGTGGTCTGGCGGGCAGTGGTTCAAGCACTGGCAGCAGCAGTGGTGGTGGTGGAGGAGGAGGAGGAGGATTCTTTGGTGGCAGCAGCAGTGGTGGCAGCAGCAGCGGCGGTGGCGGCGGTGGCGGCGGGGGGTATTAATGGCACGAACTAGATCAGTTGATTTTTTACCAGAAATTTTCCGAACTCCCGTGAACAAGCAGTTTTTGGCTGCCACACTGGATCAAATGATACAAGAGCCCAAGTTCAAAAAAACTCAAGGCTTTATTGGTCGCACAGTGGGCCCTGGCGCCAACCCCAATGACAGTTATGTGGTAGAACCTGACGCTACCAGACAAAATTATCAACTGGAACCCGGGGTCATAAGCCTAGAACCTGACACACAAAATGTCAAAAATGTAATCACTTATCCAGGCATAAACGATGCTATTGGTTTTCAAGGCGGTAATCAGACTCGCGCAGATCAGTTGTATCGCAGTGAATATTATGCCTGGGATCCTTTTGTTGACTATGATGCGTTTGTCAACTTCAGTCAGTATTTTTGGTTGCCCAGTGGTCCGCCCACAGTGGATGTAAGAGCTTTGGGGGTGCCACTGGCAAACAATTTTATTGTTGATCGAGCCAATGGTGTTTACACGTTCTCAGGATTATCTGGTAACAATCCCACAATTGATGTGGTGCGAGGCGGTAGTTACACATTTCAAGTAGCGCAAAACACCAAAGAGACTGTGAACTATCGGGTCACAAACAACGGCACCACCGCATACTTAATTGACTTCCAACCCAATCCAACATTGACTCTGGCACGTGGTAATACCTATGTGTTCAACATCACACTCACTGGTGCTTATCCTTTCTGGATCAAAACCGCCCTGAGTCTCGGCACAGGTGATGCATATAATTCAGGCGTGTTACGCAACGGCAGTAGTTTTGGTCTTGTGACATTTACTGTGCCACAAGATGCCCCAGACACGTTGTACTATGCGAGTGAAAATCAAACCAACCTGCGCGGAACTATCAACATTGTGGATGGCACACCCGGCACTGGACCAGGATTTTGGATTCAAACCAATCCAGGTGTTGATGGAGCTATCCCCACCACGCCCAATATTAGCAGCCGTGATGTTTATGGTGTTACCAACAATGGTGAAGATCTTGGATTGGTCACATTTGACGTGCCCCAGAATACAGCGCAACAATTTTACTATGATCTAGTGGACGTGGGACCTATCGACCTGCTGACCACGTTGCGGTTTGATCAAATTAACAATCAGCCATTGCAACAGTTTTTGTCCACGTATGGCGGCATCGACGGTATCACCTATCTGACAACAAGAACCCTGGTGTTCACCAACTCTACATTGGATGCCGAAGCCGGCGGTTGGATACAAACAACATTTTTTGATTCCTTGCCCAGACTGGATGCTTTAAATGGCCAGATTGGCAGTTACGATTCAGAATTGTTACTGCCAATCTGGCCATTTAAAGCATCCAGTCTG